ATGAATGCTGATCAGGGAGCCGTTGCTGGAGCGGCGATCGACGAGGCAGCTCAAGCTGCCGCGGAAGGGCAGATCAAGGAGAAGCAGAAGGAAACAGATTTCGATATCCGCGAGTACCCGATTGAGGTGATCGTAGACAAGTTCAACAAGCGGATCGAGAATGACAAGGCAGAGCTTTTCATTCCAGATTATCAGCGAGAGCTAATCTGGAAGCCCAAGCAGCAGTCGCGATTCATCGAGTCCATCCTTCTTGATCTGCCGGTTCCCTACCTGTATGTGGCAGACGTCACAAGTGGAGAGGATGAGGGCCGTATTGAGGTCGTGGACGGATCTCAGCGAATTCGTACGCTTGTGAGATTCATGGGCAATGAGTTCGCCTTGGCCGGGTTGGAAATTCTCACCAAGCTCAACGGGTTTAAATTTTCCGACTTCGCACTAGCGCGACAGCTCCGCTTCGGTCGAAAGACGATGCGCATGATTGAGCTTATCGAAGTCGACGAAGAGGCCCGCAGGCAGTTGTTCGATAGGCTCAACTCGGGTGGAACGAATCTTAACGACATGGAGAAGAGGCTTGGTTCGCGCGATGGGCCATTTATGGACCTCATCAGAGAGCTGGCGCTGCTTCCGGAACTCGCCACGCTTTGCCCGATAAGTAAAGTGCGCCAGGACCACCGTGAGTACGAAGAAATGGTACTTAGGTTCTTTGCATATCGAGATCGATACCTGGAATTCAGTAAGAGCGTATTTGAGTTCTTGAACAACTACTTGGATGAAAAGAACCAAGGATTTGATCGGTCGTTGCATGAGGGTCAGTTCAAGGCGATGCTAAGCTTTGTAGGCGAGTTCTACCCTCACGGGTTCAAGAAAGGGGCGACCAATAACTCGGTTCCTCGGATTCGATTTGAAGCGATCGCGGTGGGGACATCGCTGGCTATAGATGAAGGTTGCCAAGCACCTGTCACTCTGGATTGGCTAGATAGCGAAGACTTTCGGTTCCTCACTAGATCTGATGCCAGCAACTCTCGTCCCAAGGTCAAGGCGCGTATCGACTTTGTCAAGAATAGTCTCCAGGGCTTGCCTACCGAGCCGGCCGCGGTGATCGGGGGTGATGGTGATGACGACTGAGGTGATACTGGTCGAGGTCCGAGACCTCTTCGATCAGAGGCGGAGTGAGGTGGATCGATATCTTAACTTCCTTGTAGCTATCGATGACATCAGGGCAAATGCCATAGCTCACGTGGCTGGGAATGATAAGCCAGCCCTTTTAGATCAAGGATTGTCGAGGGAATTAGTTAAGACACTAAGGGCTAATGGATATCTGCTCATCTACAATTTGGTTGAGTCGACGATGACAAATGCGATAGATGCTATCCATCGCTGCTTCGAAGTTGATGAGTGTGAATTTTCAGCCCTGTCAGAACATCTAAAAAAAATAGTTCTGAACAACTTCAAGCGCGTTATCGGGAATGGCAGCGTGCAGATACTTGGCTCGGATCACCCGATTCAAAGGGCTATGACCAATTTGGGATACAACAAGGAAGCGATCTTCTCAGGTAACTTGGATGCTCGGGAGATCCGCGACACTGCTGACCGTTACGGCTTCGAAATCGCGAAGCGAAACTCGCTCCTAAGCAGAAATGGTGCGGCCTTGAAGGATGTCAAAGACACGCGCAACAAACTAGCCCATGGAAAACAATCTTTTGAAGAGTGCGGTCAGGATATATCTGCCGATTCTCTTAGGGTTGTTGGCAGGGAGGCAATTGCATATTTGGATGACGCCCTTGCGGGGATCGAAGATTTTGTGCGACAAGGTCGCTACTTGGCTGCCAAGCCCCAACTAGTTCCGATGCCCGCTAACGGCTAGCGAATCTGTGATGACACGTGATGCGCGATACTCAATCCGATAACTTCAGCGATACGTACGGGCACTGCGTTGCCAATCATTCTTCCAACGGCGCGCATGCTGATCGCATCGTCAGGGGCGAACCGGTAGTCGCCTGGGAATGATTGAAGCAGCGCGGCTTCGCGCAGTGATATGCCGCGATCTTGTTCGGGATGACCAAATCTTCCGTTGCCAAAGCCATGGCAGAGTGTGGTCATGGTCGGGCTGGGTTGATCCCAGGACATTCGTCCATACACGCTCGGGTACGACTGGCCAGATTCTCTCTGATGGCAAGCCGCCCTTAGCTCTGGCGGCCAGTCTAACCATGTGCCACCCTGCACAGACGCCCGTATCCGTTTGAGGTTAAGCGGCGAAAGCTTAGACGCTCTGTGAAGGGGGTCCGTGTCGCTTACTTCCCCAGCGCGAATCGGAGGCAAGTGACCTATGGCATCCCGGACAGTCACTGCGCCGCTGGCCAATGGCGGTGGCAGAAGTTCGATCTCCCCAAGCTTTGAAGCTAGGAGGACATGCCTGAATCGCTTTTGCGGCAAGCCGTACCTTGAGCAGTCCACCTTGTCGGCCCAGATATGATAACCAGCATCGCGGAGGCCGCTGACAAAGTCCGCGTATACGGAATGCCGGGTGACATCTGGAACGTTCTCCATAGTCACGAGTTCGGGACCGACTTCTTGGATCAATCGAGTGAAGGAATTAAGCAGTGGCCATTTTTGGTCTGTTCTGGTGTCGCGGCCAAGGTTGTACGTTGAGAAGGGCTGGCAGGGGGCGCATCCGGCCAAGAGACGAATGGAAGTAGGGCGGTACCATTTCGCTAGGTCGGTGCCAGCCAAGCTTTCAACATCCGCGCCGGAGAACGTGGATTGGTTGTTTTCCTCATATGCGAAGCGACAGCTATCGTCAATATCGTATCCCGCCCGAACATGAAGCCCTGCTCGGAGAAGCCCGGCGGTTAGCCCACCGGCCCCGCAGAAGAGGTCTACCGCGTCAATTTTTGGAAGCTTTCGCGCCATAGACGCATTGTACGGAAGTTGGGTGGGGCGGGGCCAGTTCGCGGCACCATGGGAGGATGGAGCCGGGACCAGCCGGGCACGCGGTACAAGCGCCCCAGCTGCTAGTGCCAATCCTGAGCGCCATTGGCGGCAATGACCGGCGAGGCCAGAGCCGACTTTGGGGTGCCTTAGAAATCCGCAGGCCTAAGCGTGCTGCGGGGGTGCTCTGATAGGTTGCTCGCTCCCGGTCACCTTGTTCGTTACCCAGCGGCAAGCCTAATATCTGCATCAAAGAGAAGGCATGCCGCCCGTAATGTACGGGTGAGGCGCTGGGTTGGATTTCAAATTTTGTTCGTGAACTGTTATCCCTAGGGGGGTGTGTGCAAAAGCCATTTACTGAAGAAGAGCTCGCTCAAAGGATCGCATGGAGCCTCGGTGCATCGTTTGAAACTACCGCGGAAGGGCTCTACTCGATTAACAATGAACGATACCGACTGTCGATTTCTCTGTCGCCGGATGCCTTCGCCGCTACGTTCAGTGAGCTTGCGAAATACTCGATTGCTGACGAAACGGCGCTCGTTTCTGATACGACCTATGAAATTTTGGTGCAGGAGGAGTCGCCTTCTCAATTTCGAAGATTTCGAGAGGATAGGCTGTGCGTTGCAGAGGAGGATGATGGGCTGGAGTACGAACTATCTCCTGCTTCGGACGCATACCTTGCCTGGTTGCTTTCCACCGTCCAAACGCAACGAGAGATGCGTGATCTAGGGTTTGGCTACATGTCACAGATGCGTTTTGAGCGGATGAGAAGCGACATCGAGTCTTCCAGTCCCTTTGAAATTCTGCGAGCGGTAGCCATAAATCGCTTCCTGACCATGAAAATACGCGCAAAGAGTAAGGCGTCGGTGAGGAGGTTTCAGTTGCTGTCCTCATCCTTCCTATTTCATATAGCGTTTAATCTTGACGTAGCTCTGGTGCAGGTCCGATTTCTGGAGGAGCTCTCGAGTCGAGGAAGGATTAACCGGATGCGGCGGTCGAAGGTTGACGAAATTGACCCGCCCCGAAGAACTTATAACGAGGATTTGGTAGCTCACTACGTTCTCGCCGTTTCTACCGACAGCCCCTCAGTCCAGTTCCTGTCCTACTACCACGTGCTGGAGCATTTTTTTGAATCAATTTTTAATGATGAGCTGGTAGATAAGATCAAGTCGCAGATTACCCATCCGGCCTTTTCGTGTCGTCGGAAGAAGGATGTGGTGTCGCTAATCGAACAGGTAAAGCGATCCCTTCAGATCAGGAGTGAGACAATCACGTTTAGCGAGTCAGAGGCCCTCAGGCTGACTCTAACCAAGTATGTTGATATCTCAGAGCTGGCTAGTAGGATCAATGAATACTCGCCTTCTCTTCTGGATTACTACCGTTCGAACGAGGTCGTGTTCTCAAAGGCTCCCGCAGTTGACCTGACTTCGCACGATCACGAGCTGGTTGTAAAGAATCTTGGTCGGAGAATCTACGCAACGAGAAACGCGTTGGTGCACAGCAAGGATGGAGACAAACAACGCTACACGCCGTTCAAGGATGAGCGCGCACTTCTCAGTGAGGTTCCGCTCCTGCGTTTCATTTCTGAGCAGGTGATTGTTGGTACATCCGTACAGCCCTAGTCAAACCCCCGGGATTCCGTAGACCCTGAGAGGGTGGTGGGGTGCCCGTTCTTGGCTTGGGGGCGGACCTCCGGAGTGTGGTCCGGCATGACTAAATATGGGGGGGCAGATGGAACCCGCAGCAGAGTCTGGGGCAGGGCAAGTCTGGCTCCAGGGGGCGTATCGGACGAATCATGCGCCAGCATGGTTGCCGAAAAGCGCTAGCGCAACAGGGTATTGCCCGTTTGAACGTCCTGCCACGGGGTGTCGTGTCCTTCAAGGTAGTGCTCGGTCATGCTGGTAGAGGAGTGGCCCATCAGGCCCTGGACTCGCTCAATCTGCCATCCGGCTTCGTTCAGAAGTGCTCCGCCAAGGCTGCGGATCTCGTGGAAGCTGGGCGGATTTGATCCGAAGATTCCGGCTGCTTCGCGGGCATCTTGGAATGCCCTAGTCAGCTGCTCGGGCATTACTTGCGTATGATGCTGGCGGGCCGAGGCTCGCATGTTTGAAGGTCGCGCCTTCTCCGGGAGGCGGTGGATGATGTAGGGCGAGAGGACACTATCGCTCGCCTGCGTCAGCAGGTCTCCGAGCTGTTCCCCAATGCGTATCCTCAGCTTCACCAAGCTGCTGCCTTCGGTCTTCTGTGGGATGACCCATAACGCACCATCACGCACGTCGGTGAACCTCAGTGACACCACGTCGTCACGGCGAAGAAGGGTAACCAGCGAAATGTCCATTGCAAGGCGTAGCCAGGGATCGGCCTTGTCCCAGATCGCAGCGTACATTTCCTTCGTGAGTCGAGCGCGTTTGCGCTCATGCTGGAACCTTCGGGTAGCCAGCACAGGATTAGTGTCGATCCAGCCTTCCTGGACGGCGCAGGCCATGATCCATCCCAGAACCAAGCGGAACTGCTGCCGTGCTCGGTCAGACTGGGTCACCGCGCGGATGAACTCTGCACAGTCTTTCACCGTGATCTCTTCGACTGGGCGACTCCCTAGGCCGGTTTCGATTCGCCGGATGACGCTTTCGTACACCTCGGCTGTCTTCGGTGCCCAGCCGCGTGCGGGTACGTCATCGCGACGAAACACAGCAATCGCATCGGCGACGGTTTCTCGCGAACCCACAACCCGGCCGATCAGGTCGTTGCCTGGCATCAGCATGGCGTTAAGCTTCTTGGCTGCGGCGAAGGCCTTCGTCTTATCGCGCCCCATGAACGTCTCGCGGCGAGTGATCGGGTGGCGGTACTTGAATCCATCCCGGTTCGGGTACAGATTGTCGGGCCAGCCTTGGCGGCCAGCGCTGCGCTTCCGTGGTGTCATTTCTTATCCTGCTTCCAGTACACGGGCAACGAGGTCGTCGCCATCAGCCAGCCAGGCATGCGCGTCGATGAACCACGTGCCCCCCACCTTCTTCCCGGGGATCTTTCCCTCCCTAAGCCACCTGTGCAGCTGAGGAGTACTAGGTCGGCTAGACTGGTCGAAGTAAGTCTCCAGCCACCGCTGGGGTGTCATCAGGTGCATGGCTCTACCCTCACGAACTCCCCTAGGCCATAGCGCGGCCGGTTGCGCTGCGCGTGGTGCCTCGAGCGCGACGTCACCTTGTCGCGGTCGCGAAAGCTGAGTGGTTCAGACTTTTCCCTGGCGGGACGAGGCCTATTGACCGGAGGCCACGACGTCTCCACGATGCGGCAGCAAGAACGGAGGTGGTGGTGGACACGGAAATGAAATTCGACTCGCTGGGGACGATTTGGTGCGGTCGCGAGATACACGTGGAAGCCTGCCAACCGGTAGGCGGAAAGGCCGTCGTGACCTACGTGGAACTCGGCCAACCCCCAGCGGTGGGCTATCCGGGTTGTGGCGAGTACGACACCATGGTAGACGCGCTTGAAGCAGGTCTCCGATGGGCGATCCAGCAACTTTCCTACAGGCGAGCTAGCTAAGGGCAACCGATTGAGAATGAACAAGTTCAGTTGAAATCGATTGTTTCCCACTGTCGCAACGGTAAGAATGGCCGGGGATAGTAGTCGAGGTGGCTGATGGCGGTCGGAAGGGCACCGGAATCGTTCCATAGCGTGACGCTGTCTATTGATGGGCGGGCATACACCGCGAACCTTTGGCGCGGCGGGGCCTACCAATGGAGAGTGCTTGCCGTCGACATCCACGGATACGGCAGGTTCGTCATAGCCAGGGATGATTTCCCTTCCTGCCGTGATGCTTTGGGAGCCGCCGAGCGCCTCGTACAGCAACTCGTCCTTGACGGTGCCTTGCAACGCGGCGGGGCCGCGTGATCCGCGTACTGCAGCTATATGGTGGCGCGTAGTCGCTCCTGGCAGGACGCTAACAACGGCGAACGAAGCTGCCGCCTTCAGTGCTGGCATGGAAGGGGGCTCATGGAGACGTTGACAAGCCGCCGACTTCAAGTCGCTAGACTGTTCACCTTGCGGACGTCTTAATTCGTAATGAGCTTGACTGAGGGCCCTTGATGGTCTGTTCCCCTTGCTGGTGAACGCCTCATTTCGCTTGCCGTTCGTGCCTTGAAATCGGACGTCCGGAACGAGAGCAGATGAGGAGGGAAGCAGTTGAGCGCTAGCGACGGGGCATGGTGTGGGGACAATGCAATGGACATTCATCAAGATTGGAAGTTCGCAGTCAGGGGCAGGGATGTGACGGCGCGGGTCCTGGTAGAAGCGTCTGGGCGCGGGAAGCTCGTCAGCTTCCAAGTTCACCGCGGCCCTGGACAAATAAACTTGGACATGAGCGTTGAATCGCCCAAGGATGCGCAAGCGAAGGTCGAGGCGATCTTGCTGGACATGCTGGGGCGAACTTGGGGACAGGACCAGTGATTGTTTAGCCATCTTTTCGTGCCGTTTTGGTGTGATGCGCACCAGATCGACCGAGGGAGCGTGCGGCTGATGACTCAGTTCCTGCTCGAGTCCTAACGCGTACGCCGTTGCGGTCTAACCAACGACGAACGCTCAACAGTGACGCAGGAGATACCGCGAAGCTGTGACCACCCACGGTCAAGGTTTTGCCGCCGGCAGTCACTTGGAGTCGTGCCGATGCAGCTACCTCTGCTGGGGCGAAGCTGTAGGGGCTGGCGTAGAGGCCCGCCCACACCCAGTCAGAACAGACCATCAGCACCAGGATCGCGCCATGGGAACCGGTTGGGAAGGATTTTTCGTGAGGAAGGGAGTGCGGCCTCATGCCAGTCCTGCTTTGCTCAGCCCTTTGGCGACCAAGGCGTCGGCTTGCGCCTCACCAAGAGCCGTAAGCGTGGCCATTCCAGGACACTCCGGATCATCGAAGTCCAGCAGTGCGCGCTCGTAGAGCCAGTTCATCACCCGGCGGCTGAAGATGCGCGACGGCTGCTTGGGAGAGCAGAATCCGCCACGGGTTCGCTTGAGGGTGCTGTTGCTGGAGCCACGGGCAACGATCAATGCTGCACGTTCCATAGGCTTTAGTTCTGCGGCCATATCGGTCTCCGGGTCAGGCAGCATTCTGAGAAGGCATCCGCGACAGGACGCTTGCGCGAGCCCGAGCGAGGTGGGAAATGGCAATGAGCTCGTCCCGCAGGCCAGGGTCTGTCCAGCGCAGCTCGGCAATAGCGAGAGAAGGGCTTGGGACTGTGGCCAGCTGGCACTGGTGGCACTCGAAGTGAATCAGCGGCGGGCACGGTGCGCCCAGCTGGTGTCCCAACGGAGCCCCAGTGGTCGTCACGATCTGCGGCCGATGCCCGGGGCGGCAGAGCGGAATGTCGGGCGGGGTAGGACGGGCGGTCTGCATGGCAATCACCTGTTGGCCGGCAAGGAAGCGGCAAGCGGCTTGGCTTGCCGGGCTTCGTACGCCTGATGGATCTCTGTGATCCGCAGAGGGACTACGACGGCGGCTACAAGCGCCAGCACTGCCCACGCGGTTCGCATGCGGGTCCTCATGGCGCACTGCCTTCGCGCTGTTGTGCCTGGTACCTAAGCACCCCGAGGTCGTGCAGCTGTGCCGTTAGCAGCTCCTGCATCCATGAGCTCTTGGCGATGGAGGCCGCGCAGAGTTCGCCCCACACCACGATGATGTGGCGCTCGAGCTCGTCCACGTTCGGGCGGAAAGTGTTGGGGTAGGGCAGATGCGTGTGGCTGCTGTCATCGAATGCCTGCGCCATGTTCATGCCCCCACCAGGTCGGCGTTGCCCCGCTGCAGGATTGGTGAGCGCAAACGCGCCCTGAGTCTGCCTCCCTGCAATGCCATTGCGGCATCGGAGCCCTCAGTGGAGAGCTGGGTCCACGCTTCAACGGGCAGCTTGAGGATTGGTTCTCCGGCGACGGACAGGACAACCGCGTCTGCGTTGATGTCAGCCGCCGCGGCGACGGTCGCGCCTTTCGGGGAGTTGATCGAGACGGCTGCAGAGATTAGCCCGCGTGCCAGCGCGAAGGCTTCTTGAGCTGACAGTGACAGCAGGCCTTCGCCAGGCGTGCCGATTCGAACTACGACGGTGCCGTTGCTCGGGCGGGCGTCTGCCACCGGAACGCCGACAGCGCTGATGGTGAAGTAAGCCATGGGTCTCCGTACCCCGGCCCGGATGGGCGGTTACTGGGGTGACGGCGGCAGATTACCAAATGGTAAACGCATGTCAATACCAAAAGGTAAATTTTCGATGCGCGCCACTTACGCGGGAGGCAGCGCACCTTTGGTGCGCGCCCCGCTTTTGTTCAGAAGTGCTTTGGCCTCTCAGCCGGGAGCGGGCGGTTCTAGGCCACGCGCTCCAAGTGCTGAATCAGATACACCCGCCCACCGATGATGGCTTCATCGGTTAGCCGGAACGGCGGGTAAAGGACTTGGTCAGCGCTGCGCGCCCAGATGCCGTCAGGCTGAGCTTGGAGCGCCTTAATCTGATGTCCATACCCGGTATTGATCAGATACAGACCATCGCCCACGAACTCGCGGCAGCCTGTGTCTACCAAGACCATTTCGCCTGGACGGATCTTCGGAGCCATTGAGTCTCCCACCCCGGTCACAAGCTTCAGCCGACCCGGTGGAGGAATGAAACCGACAACGGAACGCAGGTACGCGGGAGCAAAGTCCATTGCGCGTATCACTTCCGGGAAGTCCTCATTCAAGCGTCCCACTGCTCCCATTTGCGCCTCCGCGTCAATCTGCTCGACGCGAACGTAATCGGTTGCTATCGCAGTTCCTGCGACGACCGGTACAGGCACCTCGTCACCGGACAGAAATCCTTCTGGCATGCCTGCTTGTTTTTCGATGGTCGCGGCGCGCTTCTCGCCGAAAGACTTATCCTTGAGCAACAGCGAGAGCTCACCTGCGTTGATGTTGGCCGCAGTCGCGAAAGCCGCCTGGCTACCCTCATGTCGTTCATCAATCCACTGGCGAAGGCGGCGGCGGCGGGTTGCGACGGCTGGGGTGTCGGTCTTCATCCGGCGAGTTTCAGTTACCGGCGGGTAATTTACCAAACGGTATTGACATAGATTTACCATATGGTAATTTGCGCCATATGGACAGCCTTCGAACCTACCTCGCGACTCTGAGCCCAAGCGAACAGACCGACTACGCTCGGCGTTCCGGAACCTCCATTGGCTACCTCCGAAAGGCGATGAGCGTGGGGCAGCGTTTCGATGGTGCCTTGGTCCGGCAACTGCACATCGAAAGCGGGGGCAGTGTTTCGCTCACCGACTTGCGCCCGGACATCTGGCCCGCCGATGGGGGAGACAACCTTCACAGCCAAGCTGCTGCCATCGGGGCGTTGGTCGACAGCCGGATGAGCAAGCGCGCCTTCCGCTCCCGACTTGGCCTTAGTAGTGATGCCCACTTGGCCAAGGTGCTGGGATTGCCCGAGGAAGAGGTCGAGAGATGGCCGGAAGAAGCGGTTGTTCCCCAACTGCCTCAAATCCTTCGGCTGATTGGAAAGCAGGAGCTCGGCGAAGGTTCCTTCGAACAGCCCGACCCTGACTTGGGGCGGGTAGTAAGCGCGGAGGTAGCTTGAGATGGATACCGAGCCATTAGCAGACCAGAAATGGGATTTCAGTGCTTCGAGGGCGCAGCCGGCTCGCGGAGAGCTGCCACTGCGTTCAGTAAGGCATTGGCAATCCGCTGCGCCTGCTCCGGCGTCATCGTGGATCCGCACAGTCGTATCTGCTGCTTGTCCAGTTGCACCTGGTAAAGCCCGAGTGCAACGACTCCGGCATCCGATTCGATTCCCACCTCGAATCCATCGAGAGGGAACCATGTCACATCGTCGGACAGCTTCATCACTTTCATCGTCCTCATGGAACTGACACACGTCCATGAGACTACAACTTCGGAGCGTGTTCGCTTCGAGCCCATCGGAATCCATTCGAATGGCCTTCATCAACCGACCGATGGCTAGTGGCCTTTTCTGGCTTGGCCGGGCGGAAGAAGACAGCAACAACCCCGCCCACACCGTTGGCTATCGAGTACGTGTGGAGCGCGGTAAAGCGCATCCGGCGGTCGAATCCAATGAGTTCGCTCATAGCCGCCATCGTGCGGTAGTGCGGTGTGCAAGGGGAACGATGAAACGCCTTACCTCTCAGGGGATAGCCGCATGACCTGTGCCCGCTCGGACATCTACTGGCGCGACGCGGCCTACAACGCCGTCTCGCGCATGCCCGGCAGCGTCAACGCTGCCGCCGCCTATCTGACCAAGCGCCGGGGTGCCGCCATCAAGGGCGAGTCCCTGCGCAAGAAGCTGCGCGGCCTGGAGGGCGAGTCGCTCTCCATGGAAATGATGGAGATGCTCACCGACTGGATGGTGGAGCAGGCAGCCGGCACGTCGATGGCCACCGACTGGATCCTGTCCCTGGCCGCCCAGTTCAACCTGACCATCGACCACGTGCCAGTGGCACCGGATGCCGTGGCCGATGAGATCGCCGCCATCCGCGACAAGCTGCTGCACGTCTCCAAGTTCTGCGGGCAGCTGTCCGCTGTGGCCTTGGACGTGTTGCAGGACGACAAGGTCACCCTGGAAGAAGCCGACCGCATGCTCGATGCGCTGCAGGATCTGCGTTCCATGTGTCACCGGATCGAGCGCAACCTGCGGCGGGCCTTGAAGAAGAGCAGGGCGCGGGCATGACATGGTCACCTATCGCGCGCCCCGGGCACCACGTGCACACGGCAAGCGCATCGTCAGCGCAGCGGCGCGTCGTGAGATTGAACGGATCGAGCAGCTGCTGTCCGGGTCTGAGCCTGGGCCAGTCGGTGATGCCGCGCTGGCCGAACGTGAGCGCACCTGGGCGGCGCTGGAATCTGTGGAGCAGAGGCAATGTTCCCTGCAGCTGGAGGTCTGCCGCGATGGCGAGCCCTGATCGCGCCCCTTCCCCCCGGGGAGCAATGGAAACGGGGCTGCGTCGATTCAGTTCGGTCGCGCCTTCGAGGCTGAACGTCGAACCTGAACGAGCGCCGGTCGATGGGTCCTCCCGGGTCATGCGTTTTGCGGGTGATCAAGCGCGCACTGGCCGCGTACACAGCAGCTCTGGAACTTACTGAATGTCTGCCAATTATGATGATGTGCTGGGCCAGCTGACCGATGCCGGCCTGATCCTCGACAGTCTGGACACCAGCGGTCGCATGGTGCGATGCCGGGTGGAGGGCTCACGCGAGCGCCGCGGCTGGTACGTGCTGCACGAGCTCAATGCCAGCAGTGGTGACACGCTTATCGTGGGCACGTTCGGTGTCTGGCACGGCAACGACAACGGCGCGCAGAAGGTCGAGCTGCGCAAGCGCGAAAGCGCTTTCAGCCAAGAGCAACGCGAAGCCCTCAAGCGCCGGCTGGCCGAAGACCGTCGGCGCGCGGAAGCGGCACGGCTGGAGCAGAATCGGCGCGCGGCGGCGCGGGCGACAGCGGCCTGGAACAAGGCGCTGCCCGAGGGCGAGGCCGACTACCTGACCGACAAGGCCGTGCAGGCATTTGGCCTGCGCTATGGCCGCAGTGGCGTCGCGCTGGTTCCACTGCTGGACCCCAATGGTTCAGTCCACGGCCTGCAGGTACTGCGCAGAGCTAAACAGGCCAAGGCCACGAACAAGCCGGCCAAGGAGTTCTGGCCGGCGGGCCTGGCCAAGAAGGGGCACTTCCATCTGATCGGCGGCACACCGCAGTGGATCCTGCTGGTGGCGGAAGGGTATGCGACGGCTGCCACGCTGCACATGGCCACCGGCTACCCGGTCGCTGTCGCCTTCGATGCCGGCAACCTGATGCCGGTCGCAGCCACCCTTGCCAAGCGCTACCGGAGTGCCAAGGTGTTGGTCTGTGGCGATGATGACGTGCTGCAGAAGTGCCGCCACTGCAAGTCGCGCCTGGTGCTGGCCGATTCGCCAGAGTTTTGCCCGACCTGCTGCCAGCCACATGAGGCCTCCAACGCAGGCCTACTCGGTGCCGAGGCAGCCGCACTCAATGTCGGCGGGGCCATGCTGATGCCGGCGTTCGCCGACGAGCCCGGTCGGCGCGAGCGCTTCATCGACACTGGCCGCAAGGTCAGCGACTTCAACGACCTGCACGTGCTGGAGGGCTTGCATGTCGTGCGCAGCCAGGTCGAAGCCCGCATCACGGAGCTTTCGTGGCGACCTCGATCCGAAAATCGCAGCGCGTCCAGTACCACCACCGGGGGCGCGGGACAGCCCGAGCTCAAACCCCTCGATTCGCTTGACGAGCTGCTGGAGCGGTTCGCGCTGGTGTACGGGCAGGGCGGCACGGTGTTCGATCATAAGGAACACATGCTGATGGCACTGGGCGACATGGGCCATGCCTGCGTGCGCCGCGAGCTGCATCGGGCCTGGATGGAACACCCCAGCCGATCCATCGTGCGCGTGCGCGAGGTCGACTTTGACCCGTCAGGGACCAAGCCAGGCGTCACCTGCAATCTGTTCGCCGGCTGGCCCACCACGCCCAAGGCCGGCGAATGCGGGAAGCTGCTGCACCTGCTGTGGCACATGTGCGGCGGGGAGGCCAATCAGAAAGTCCTGTACGACTGGGTTCTGAAGTGGCTGGCGTACCCATTGCAGCACCCAGGGGCCAAGATGAAGAGCACCATCGTCATCCATGGCCCGCAGGGCACCGGCAAGAACATGTTCTTCGATGAGTACATGAAGCTGTTCGGGGACTATGGCCGTGTGCTCGATCAGGCGGCGCTGGAAGACAAGTTCAACGACTGGGCCAGCCGCAAGCTGTTCCTGCTTGCCGACGAAGTGGTCGCCCGCACCGAGGTCTACCACCTCAAGAACAAGCTCAAGGCGCTGATCACCGGCGACCGCATCCGCATCAACCCAAAGAACCTTCAGGCGTATGAGGAAGACAATCACGCCAACCTGGTGTTCCTGTCCAACGAGGCGATGCCGGTCGTGCTGGAGGAAGACGACCGCCGGCATGCGGTGATCTGGACGCCGGACAAGCTGACCGAGGCGTTTTACCTGGAAGCGCTGGAAGAGATCCGCAATGGCGGCACAGCGGCCTTGCACGACTATCTGCTGCGCCTTGACCTCACCGGGTTCACCAACGGGACCAATCCTCCCATGACGCAGGCCAAGCGCGAGCTGATCGGCCTGAGCCAGGACAGCCCGCAACGGTTCCTGGATGAGTTGTATGGCAACGACATACCTGGGGTGAAGCCACGACCGGCCCTGTCGAAGGAGTGGTACGAGCTCTACAAGGTCTGGTGCGGCAAGGAGGGGGTACGCCCAGCGCCGAACCCGAAGTTCGTCAACGCTCTGGTGCGCAAGCGACAGATCATCCATCCGGACAGGGCGCGCAAGCGCTACACAGTTGGGCAGACGACGCTGGGCCCACACGGCTTCCTGATGCTAGGATCTACAGCACCTCCCGACGAGCGCACCGAGCAG